ACCATTTAACATTTGTTCAACTAGTGGGTCTATACGACCATCAGGAGAACGGAAAAAAGTATTAAGTTGATTAGCCCAACCAGAGTAATAATCTGGCATGTTAGGTGTTAATACATCTTCAACAAAGTTGTTGTGTTCAGCAGCAAAGAATTGTGATGGGTGGTCTACGAATCTACGGTAAGAATCTGTGTTGTCAGTACGGTCATATAGAATCTGACCTAACTCACCACGGAAAGCATCATCAATTTCTACTTTGGTGCCATCATAAAGAGTTACAATCCTGCGACCAGTACCCTGTATTTGTTTAGGAGCACCAATACGAGTTTCTTCAACAATACGAGCATCTAGTTTTGTTAATAAGTTTTGTAAATTCTTTTTAGAAACAGCCTGCATATCTGCTGCTTCTCTTACAATTTGTGTTAAACCTGCGGTTGGATACTCTCGTTTACTGGAGAGGGATTCGGATAATTCTGCAATGCGTTCTCTAGCGCTCTTGCCGCTAAGAGTTGGGCGAAGTCCTTGCGCTCTTGCTGTGACATTTCCGATATTGGCTTGGGTGCCTTGACCCAATGCAAACCTTGCCGTTGCTCTTTCATCGCCTGTTCCTCTCGTTGAAATAAATGCGTTATCCCAATCGCCTCTGGTAATAGCAGCCAAATCTGCGATTGCCTTTTGGTTTCTTTCTACACCAAGTTTAACTGCCTCGGCACGGTCCATAATAACATTAGTTGGCTCTGCCCAGATATGTGGCACGCCATCAATATCCTCAACCCATGTACCAAAATGGTCTGCTTTACCAAACTTTTCAAGGTTCTTTTCAAAATGTGCTGCTACAGAATCAATCCAACCTTGTGGATTTGTTGCAGCATCTTCTAAACGGAAAGTATGTGTAGCGCCACGAATGGCTACTGAAATACCTTGAGTTGGAACTTCACCTGAAAAATCAAATGTGCCACCCTGATTTTTAATGGTGCGCTCAATAATACTAAGCATGCGTGGTTCGTTGCCAAGTATTTGCTGTTGTCTTTTAACAGAGTCAAGTCTGCGTTGAGTTAAAGTTACAAATGGACTTTGACCAAAACCTTCTACCATTTCAGGGTCTACAAGAACTGTAGCCCTGCCGTTAGCCTTATTGTCAGGTAAAGTTACTTTGCCAATTCCATTGGCTCGCATCCAATCAAGAAGTGCTTTTTCTTTGCCTTCCCATGCAGCACGATTACGAGGTGTGCCTCTTTCAATACCAAGAACATTTTTTAATTCTGGATAATCAACAAGATTTAAACGAGGACTGCGTAGGTTCTCTGTACGAAGGTCAACTTCAAGTCCGTATACCTTTTGCCCAATTACTGCACCTTGATTGCCAGGTTTGCGAATTCTAAACTCAGCAGTAGTAAGTAACTTTTGAGATACTGTGTTTGGGTCAACAGTTGTCCAGCGACCTGTTTGTGGATTTAATACCTCTACAACATTTCCGTTGTTTACAGTATTAATAAATCCTTCACGCATATCAGCACCAATAGTTTGCATTGATGGTGATACTTGGCGTTTAGGTACTTTAGGGGTTATTGCTTCTAAGGTTATTACTCTTATAGGTTCATTTCCAAAACCATAATTCATAAATGGAATAAATTCTGATTTAGCAACTTTGTATTTTGTACCTGCTGGAAGAAGAACTTCTTCCTCTCTCATTGCAATGTCCCACTCAGATGAACGCTTAGTATCTCCGTAAGAATTAAAAGGTGTAAAGCCTGGTCGTTCACTCCTAGAAACTAAATTCTTATTAAAATCATTATATATTGCTTTAATGTCTAATCCTGGATGACCTTTAGGTAAAACAATTTTATATATTACTGGGTCGCCACCATGGAAGTTAGCAAATTTTATTGCTTGAGTACCACTTTTACTTGTAGATACAAAACCTTTATCTTCAATAATATCGCCAACATTTAAAGATATGTCGCCAAATTCACCTCTAGTTGTAGAGCCACGATAAACAACTGTTGGTTTTTTAATAACACTTCGTTGAATTGCTCTTTGTAACACTTCTGGAAGTTTTAAATCATAAGGGTTTAAATCCCGTGTTACTTCTGTTTTACTTCTCAGTTGTTGTTGTTGAGTGCTAAAATTTCCACGAACATATTTTTGAACTTGTCTAAAATCACTCGCTGGCATTTGAGTAAAAACTTCTGGAGTTCCAATTTCACCACCAGGAGCAAGTTCTAAATTCTTAGGTAGCGGATAAGCACGACCAGTTAAACGCTTGTAAATTTCAGAAGCAGAAATACGAGGCATACCAGCATCTGCATATTGTTCTGCAATATCTTGGCTAAATGACATAGCCAATGGTCTGTTCTTATCTAATGCTCTAATAGGGGTAGTAGAGCCGTGATATAGATACTGTCCTGATAAGTACTCAGAAAGTTCAAGTAACTCTTTGTATTGAGTTTCGTTTAATTTACCTTGTAAGAATAAACGCTCTGCAGCCTCAGCATATAAACGAGCCTCATTAATAATCTTTTCAGTAGCAAAAATTTCAGATTGAGTTTCTGCAAGACTACGGCGAATCTGAATTGAATCTTCACGCAAACCTTTGTTTACGAGTGTTCTATCAGCAAGGCGTTCAATACCCTGAACACGGTTGTTATACCAAGACTTAAATCCATCACGGTTTAAATCACCAAGGGCTAATAAGCCATAACCTTTACCTAAGATAGAAAGCGTTGCTTCGCTAACATTTCGTATTGTGTAGCCAAGGCGTAGAAGTACTGAAGCCTTCCACATATCATTTAAAATACCGCTTACATAACGCATTGTGTCTGGGTCAATAATTTCACCCTTGCGACCAATACTCTTAAGTACACCCATGTTAGCCTTAAGAACACGAGCGTAATTTTCTAGGTCTACCATTGGTAGTGCGTTAGCACCTTGACGCTCTAAATAAGGAATTTTAAGAATAACATCATCATTAGTCATTAAGAATTTACGGTCACGAATAGTATCTAATGCAGTTTGACGGCGTGATTTATATTGATTCCAAATAAATAAACCTTGCTCATCAGTTAATCCAAGACTTCTATTAACCGCACTAACTGCTAAATCTTCAAAAGAAACAGCAACTCTTGAGCGTAATTCTGGTAATCCGCCTGCTCGTACATAGGCTGCTGTATGTTCATCAACTACTGGCTGTGCTATTTCGGGACCAACTAAACGGCGTAGTTGTTCACCAAAAGCAGTCATTTCGCCAAATGAGTCAGAGTCGTTAAAGTTAACATACCCTGCTGGTTTTTCTTGGAAACCATCTCCAACTTTTCTTAAACCAAAATTTACAACCGCAACAAGTGGATGGTATTTGGTTGGTTGTATAACCCCAACAGTTGGAAACTTAGTAGGTTGGTCTATTCCCTTAATCCTTGCTGCTTTGCTTTCAGCACGGCTAATAGCAAGTTTTTCAAATACTGGTTTACCAAATGTACGCTTACTTAAATCTGCAGCCTTATCATTAAATGAACGAATCATACGATAATAAGGGTCAGCCTCTACTTGATTAACTAACTCAGTGGCTGAATCTAATTTATTAACATCATCTACTAAACCATTAGTAGGCATGTTATCTAAAACTTTTTTATCTAAATCTGTTGTGTCGTTAATTTTATCAAGTACAAACGCTAAGTCACGGCGCTTGGCAATAAGACGGGCAGCAGCAGCACCCACTTGTTTATTTGTACCAAGACGGGCTGTAGCAACAAGAGTATCTGCAACATCATCTACTGTCTTTGCCTCGCCAAGCATATATGCCAAGGTGTCTGCATCATTAGATTGCTGAATCATTGGGTGATTGCGAATAGCAACTCTATCTGACTTAGCAAACCAAGAAAGTGTGTTGTAAAGTTCTCCGCCTTCTTCACGACCTTCGTTAATTGTTTTAGCCAAGGTTTGTGGAGAAATAATTTTTACTGAACGCAAAGTTTTTGGCATGAAAAAATCACGCATTAATCTATTTGCGTTGGTATCTGTTGCACCAAGTGGGCGGGTAACAACTGCTTTACGAGCAAGACCAGCAGCCTTACCTAATTTACCCAGTGGGTCAGTTACGGTTGTAAAAAATGTGTCGTAAGTACCACTAAGAGTTCTAAGTGACCAATCTTCTTCAAAGACTTTACGGTCATTAGGGTTAAATATATCAAAATCTGGTGCAAAATCTTGTTCGCCTATGCTACCTGGAAGCCCTGGTAGTGATTGTAAATAGGCTAATGCTTGACCTGGAGATATTTCTTCTCTATTTTCCCAAGCCTTTTTAGGATTTAAAGTAGCAAGTGTTGTAAGTCCTGCAGATAGTGGCTGGCGTAAGTAACGACCACCAACTTCATAAGAAGTCATTGCTGCAGGTAGTAAAACTTTATCAACTGCAAGACCTATTGGCTTACGGATTGGATATGTTCCTGCTTGTAATGTAGTTCTAAAAGCGTTACCCGCAAAATTAAACGCATCTGAAACCCAACTTTTATCATTGGATGACACAGAGGCAAGGTCAAACATCATTGCTGGTAAGCCAATTTCATTGGCAAACCCGTTACCTTGCAGTTTCTGGGCTGCGTTTCCGAGTAAGTCGCTAAAACTCATATTACGCTTTTTATATACCTTACATAATTACGGAAAGAATTAGATGTAGTTGGTAATTCCGCCATCATTGACAAGTATGGTAATGCTTGCCTCATGCGGTCAACATCTTCACCCATTGCTGTCTGGTCTGTGGCATACATGCCTTCAAGACCAAGAGTTGCTCCAGTGCGTACATCTTCATCAGGTCGCATTGTGTCTGCAGTCATTGGTACAAGTTGTTGTCCAGTGGTACGGAAAGCACGGTTGGCTGATGGTGATGACATTTTTAATGCTGGATTTGCTCCTGACATTGGAGCACTTGTTTGTACATCATAAAAATCTTGTGCATTATCAATGCCTGCTGCATAACGAGCAGGTTGTCCATTAGTTCCAGCACCGCCTGTTGCGGATACGCTGAAGTTTTCTGCTTTGGCTTTTGCCATATTTCCTCCCACCTAAGTTCGGATGTTTAAAATTATGAGCAGTTTTTGGACTTGCTCAGGTCTTTAATTATTACTTACTGCGTGAACCACGAGTTCCGCTTGGATTGCTTGAGAAGTAGGTCTTTCCACCCTTTGATGATGCTTTCTTAGCCATCATTGGTTTTTGAGTTGGAGCCTTGCCTGCTGAACCTTGATTCTTAGGCTTCTTTCCTCCTGATAGGGATTTCATTTTTTTCATTTGTTCACCCCCTTTACGCAACTGGTAGTCGTCTTACGAGGGAAGCCTGAAGATTAGGTTCACCTCTTTGCGTTAAACTTGCTAAAAGCGATTGAACATCTGGGCGACCACCTGGGGCAATTTGTCCAGGAGCCACTCCTTGCATACGACCAGTTTCACTTAAGCCCATTGGAAGTTGCCCCTCACCTGGGGGGACCGCACCTGCCTGCCCAAGAAGTTCGGGACTTACGCCTTCAGGGGTCATCATCGCACCAGGTGGGGGATTCTGTGGTTGAAACGCCTCTGATACTGCTTGTTCAATAGGCGTACCCTTTTGGCGTTCGTTGATAACGGTGGACAACTTATACAAAATATCTGATGGATTTTGTCCTTGGGAAGCGAGTGCAGGAATTGCTTGAGCATAAGAAGCAATAGCCTGCTTCATTGCATCACGCAAATCCTCTGTGTCAACTTTTTCTTCTTCTTGAGTTGCATTAAAAGAAAATGGCATTTGACGGCGTAGGAAATCACGAGAAATTAATTTATCTCCACGAGCCTGCAAACCAAATACTAATGCACGGTTTGGGTCTAATCCTGCCATCAAGCCGTATTGAACATCTACGGTATAGTCATTATCAATATCACGACTTGGTTTATATTTTATTGCGTATGGAACTCCATTGCGTGTACCACGCAAAGTCTTTTCCATATTGTCAAAAACTTTTTCATCTACCTTAAGTGCTAACCCAACAAGTTCTACAAAGGCACGAGCAAACATTGCATGTGCTGCTTTTATCTGGGTATCAAATCCACCCATAAGAGCCTGCACGCCACGACCAGTAACGATAGAGGCGTCAATGTTTCCTGTGCGTGACTCAGGATAACGAGAACCTAAACGAAGTTCTCCTTCAAGTACTTGTTGTTGAGCAAAAGCACCTGGTGGTATGTCAATAGAGAGTCGGCGAACATCTGAAGGTCGTTCAGTTCTGATAACAGCGTCTGGTCCAAGGGCTAACTCATTTACATCTCGGGGGGCTACAAGTGGTGCTTGGACTGCTTTAGTAGCAGCCTCAAGTGAAAGAAGTGCATAACGAGCCTTTGCAACTTGAATTGCAAGTACATCGTCAAACTGTCCTCTTGCCTCTGAATCAAGAGAGGGGCGTTGGACAACACGAATAAGAACTTCACCAATAGGATTAGGTGCTCTATCAATAACCAAGTTGCTTCGTTGTGGAACAAATAAAATATCTTGGTCTTTGTCGTGATAACGCACAATCTCCAACATTGAGTTAGTGGAGTCTTTGTCGTACAGCAAATGGGCATACTCTGGGTATGCAGCCATTAAGTCTGCCAATGGTTTCTTAATTCGTTGATACATACCATGAACTTTGCCGAAGCGGTCAATGATTGGGTAGCAACCATAAGAATCTAAGAAACGGATTCTTGGCATATTGTTTTCCAAGTCAACTTCAACTTGGGCAGGTACAAAACCGTATGAAACATAACGGTCTGCAGCACTAAACATCTGAGTTTGTAAATCAGAAAAATCAATAATTCCATTTACGATTTCTTCACGCTTGTCAGCCTTCTTGCGTTCTTTATCAGAAACCATTGATGGAGAGTTACAGTTAAAAGCAGGAAGCGGTGCTATAACCTCAGAGAGGTCACGGGCTGCAATGTCAACCATATTTGCAACAATCGGATTCTCAAATGGACCGTCTGGAAATAGGTCTGGGTATACATCACGCATACGACCTTTACGGACAAGAAGAATTTGCTCCATGCGAGTATCACGGTCAGCAAAGGCTTGCTTGTAGCGGTCATAATTATCTTTAATTGCTTCTAGGGAAAGTGGCACACCTAGTCCTGTTCTATGAGTATATGTCGTCTAGTTGTACAGTTATTTGTTTTGCACGGTCATAACGGGTATGAAACATACTTATGCTGTTGTGGCTACGGGCAAATGAGGTAGCGTTTGCTACTCTGTCACGGCATCCAAGTTCTGCGAACCAAAACGCCATAACTGTATCTGTCTTTTGACTCTTTGGTGCATCTGGGTACCAAGTTACTAATTGCTCAATGAGCGCTTTAAGTCCTTCAGAAGCATGAGTTGATGGGAACTCAATAAGTGCATTACCATCTTGCCAGCCGTGGAATAATGTCGTCAGGGATGCAACCCCGAAATCAGTGTCCCATTTGTTTTGACCTGTGTGGTGTTCTCGCAGTATTGCACCCCGTGACGAAAGGTATTCTCGTACCTCACGGTCCTGAGTCAACATTGTTTGGAAAGCATTTTTCTCAACTCGCCACTCAGAAATCTGGTAGTTATCAGTCCAGTTCTTAATTAAATCTCTTATCTCATCTGG